CATTATCACTGAACAAAAATGGTCATTTGACCACGCAAAGATGATGGGATTTGAATGTGATGAGGTTGTTGATGAGTCAACAGGAGAAATGGATTGGGATGGGTTCTTTTTATTCAACAACTCATTTCAATATATCGAACAAATTACCGATTATATTAATGAACTATTGGACGCTCAAGAAAAGGGTGATTTAGATTATTCATTATGTTTTCTGTGGGACTCGGTAGGTTCTGTTCCTTGTAAGATGACATATGAAGGAAAGGGTGGAAAACAACATAACGCTGCCGTATTAGCCGACAAAATTGGTATGGGTATCAACCAAAGAATTTCAGGTTCACGTAGAGCAGATAGTAAATACGAAAACACTTTGATTATCGTTAATCAGCCTTGGGTCGAATTACCTGATAATCCATTCGGACAACCGAAGATTAAAGCAAAGGGTGGCGAGGCGATTTGGTTAAACTCATCTTTGGTATTCTTATTTGGTAATCAAAAAGGTGCTGGTACAACAAAGATTTCAGCAACCAAAGACAAGCGTTCAGTTAAGTTCGCAACAAGAAGTAAAATTTCCGTTATCAAAAACCACATTAACGGATTGGGTTATGAAGATGGTAAGATTATAGTTACACCACACGGATTTTTGGCAGCAAAAGAACCGGCAGAAGAAAAGGCATCGGTTGAAAAATACAAAAAGGAATACTCAGAATATTGGAAAGATATTTTGGGGACTGACTTTAACGATGTGAAGTTTACAGAAGAACAGGATGTTTAATTAAAAAAATAACAAAGTGACAAAAACACTTTTAGTGGATGGTAATAACCTTTTGAAAATTGGGTTTTACGGGGTAAAGGAGTATTACCATAAAGGTGAACATATCGGAGGTATTTATCATTTTTTAAATACCCTCCGAAGGTTCATAGAAGAACAAAACTTTGATAAGGTAGTTGTATTTTGGGACGGTGACTCAAACTCATCGGCACGGAAACTCATATATCCCAAGTATAAGGAAAACAGAACCTCAACCGAGACGGACCAAAAGAAGGAATCATTTTACAAACAAAAAGAACGAATAAAACAATATTTGGAGGAAATGTTTGTGAGGCAAATTGAGGTTGATAATAATGAATCCGACGATTTAATTGCATACTATTGTCATATATCTGACGATGAACAAAAAACAATATTTTCATCAGATAGGGATTTAACACAACTAATTTCTGAAAAGGTCTCTGTATATTCACCCCAACAAAAAAGAACGTATAAGATGGGAGATATGATTAAAAACAAGGACTTGGAGTTCCCCCATTATAATATTAAAACCACGAAAATTCTTTGTGGTGACACATCAGATAATATTGATGGTATTAGATATTTGGGAGAGAAAACTTTGGTTAAATTATTCCCCGAGATACTTGAAAATCCAATCACCTTTAGTGATATTTTGTCAAAAGCAGAACAACTCCTCAAAGAGGACAAAGAAAACACGGCACTTAAAAATCTACTCACAGGTAAAACAAAAGACGGAATTTATGGTGAAGAATTTTTTGTGATTAATCAAAAGATAATTGATTTGTCTGAACCACTTATCACAGACCAAGGTAAAACTATTGTAGAGGAATACTACAAAGAGACCTTGGACCCTGATGGTAGGGGATATAAGAACCTAATCAAAATGATGATGGATGACGGAATATTCAAGTTCCTACCTAAAACCGACGACGCATGGGTAGACTTTTTAAGACCAATAATGAAACTAACAAGAAAAGAAAAAAAGAAATTTAAAAATCAAAAAAACTAATTATGAAAGAACAAGATTCAACCAAGTTGGAGTTTTTACTCAAAGTTAATGGAAACATTATCGTACAACGATTTTTCAATGTGAGGGGTTATAACCACAAGGCTCGTAACTCTATGGAATTACACGATTATATTTCCGAATTTATCGATGAGTTTAGAAACGATTTGAGGGTGAGAACTGCCTCTTATATGATTGACAATATGTACGACATATATGAGAATCCACAGATTATGGAGACATCAATCACTGATGGTCCAGAGAGTTTTTCACTTATGATTAAAAACGGAGATAACGTGTTATACAATCGTTACCTCGACGCGAAGATTTACCCACCAAAAGTTAGATACACCGTAGACCTCCGTCCAAAATTAAAGTCGATTCTGAACACTCTGACAGAGATTTTTTCGACAAAAAAATTAACTTTGGAATATTCGGATTATAGTTTAGATGTGTAATATTTATCAATACATCAAGGAGATTTTATATGGCGACCGAGAAAAATTTTGAATATTTAGGACAATCATTTCAATTACAATTACTTAATCAGATTGTTGTAGATAAGGACTTCGCCCACTCTATTGTTGATGTTATTGAACCTAGTTATTTCGAGAACAAATACTTCAAAATCATTCTACAAATGGTTAAGGAGTATTATAAGAAATACGAAGTTACACCATCTTTTGAAACTCTAAATCAGATTACAAGGAGCGAACTTCCTCAAGAAATGGTGGCTAAAGTTGTATTGGACACTGTGAAAAAAATCAAGGATGTTAATATTGATGGTCCACAGTTCGTACAAGAAAAGGCTTTGAAATTCTGTAAACAACAAGAAGTTTCAAAGGCTATGACAAAGGCTCAAAAAATCATCGACGGAGGGGAGTTTGAAAGTTATGACACAATCGAAGAATTATTTAAATCCGCATTACAAGTGGGTGAAAGAGAGACATCCCTTATGGATGTGTTCTCAAACTTGGATGAGGTATTGAATGAGGATTACAGACATCCGATACCTATGGGTATTCCTGGTATTGACAGATTATTAAAAGGTGGTTTGGCAAAAGGAGAAATTGGTGTTATCTTAGCACCTACGGGTGTGGGTAAATCCACTTTACTAACTAAAATAGCAAACCATGCGTTTAATGTGGGATACAATGTGTTACAGATATTCTTTGAGGACAATCCAAAGATTATTCAAAGAAAACATATTGTTCTATGGACAGGAATACACCCCGACGATTTAACATTCAAAAAAGACGAAGTGTTGAAAAAAGTAAAAGAAGTTGAAGGAACTATGAAAAATAAGTTAATTTTGCAAAAATACGCTTCCGACACTTTGTCTATGAATCAAATTAAAAACTCAATCAGAAAGTTAATCGCTGACGGACAACAAATAGATATGATTTTATTAGATTATATTGATTGTGTTTTACCTGACAGACAACTTGAAGATGAGTGGAAAAGTGAGGGGTCAGTAATGAGAGGATTTGAAGCGATGTGTCACGAACTATCTTTGGTGGGTTGGACCGCAACACAAGGAAATAGGTCATCTATTTCATCAGAAGTCGTAACCACAGACCAAATGGGGGGTTCAATTAAGAAAGCACAAGTAGGTCACGTTATCATATCGGTAGCGAAAACCTTACAACAAAAAGAGATGAAATTGGCAACAATTGCAATTACAAAATCTCGTATCGGTGACGATGGTGTTATCTTTGAAAATTGTAAATTTGATAACGCAATGTTAGAGATTGATGTTGAATCATCCACAACATTCTTGGGTCACGAAGAAAACCAAGAAGAGAAGCGTCGTCAGAGAATGAAAGAATTGATGGATAAAAGAAAAGAAAAACAACAAGTTAATTAATTATGGAACAAATATTAAAAGAGAACCCTAACAGGTTTGTCATATTCCCTATTGAGTATCACGACATATGGGATTATTATAAAAAACATCAGTCGGCGTTTTGGACCGCTGAGGAAGTTGATTTGAGTGGGGATATTAGAGATTGGGAAAAACTATCAGAAAATGAAAAATATTTTGTGAAAAATGTATTATCGTTTTTTGCTGCCTCTGATGGTATCGTTAACGAAAATCTTGCTGAAAATTTCTACAGAGAAGTTCAGTATCCCGAGGCTAAGTTCTTCTACGGATTCCAACTTGCGATGGAAAACATCCACTCACTGATGTATTCCCTATTAATTGACACATATATTAATGACCCCAAAGAAAAGTTGGAGTGTTTCAGAGCAATCGAACACCTCCCTGCGGTTCAAAAGAAGGCTAATTGGGCTCTTAATTGGATTAATAACGCATCTTTCCAAGAAAGGTTA